ATCACCAATTAAATCAAACATGGAAAGACCATAAAATTTATGTGGCATCGGAACTGGTGTTACCATAGCAAAAGGTATTTGCTCTATTTCTTCGTTTTCTAAAATATGATATGCGTTAGCACCACTACCACCCACCACTACATGACGAAGTTCTGCAATCCCATCATTATCGTAATCACATTTCATATAACAATCTACAACTTGCACTACTGTTAATGCAGGATCTATGTTTTGATATTCTTGTGACATTTCAGAATCATCATAGTTTTTTCTGGTTTCTGCCTCGTTATTGTAAATAAATTCATCAGCAGGAGGAAGTTCATTGATAATTTTTTTATCAAAACCCATGTTGATTAGTTCAGATCTTGTTTTAAAAACTCTTTGACCAATAAAATTGCAATCGTCTAAACTTGTTGCTGTAGAAGTTACTAAAATACTTTCTGGTGGTACATTTTCTATGACCACTCTGCCATAATCTTTAACTCTTTTAACTGTAACATTGTAAGTTATTTCATTGTAATCCATATTATCTATTTCAAGATCTTTAAGACTATCTTCTACCTCTACAATTTCTACTTCAGGATCAGCTATAAGTGATTGGTATTCTGGTTCAGTTAAATTTTCGTAAGATTCTTTTTTTTGTTCTTTAGATGTTTTCCAATAGTATTTAACAAAGCCATTTTTAGAAATAAGAGCATCTTTAAACAAAGTATGCAGTATAGAATACCCATTATTATCAACATTAAAAATATGATTAATATAATCACCAGATTGTTCAGCGTATTCCACATCTTCAGGCCCATTAGGGGAAAAACGAACAATACTTTCTCCTTGCGTAAATATACGCATCATACTTGGTAGTATTGCTTCTACTACTTCCAACATATCTTGCGATCTCACTTGGCTTTGACCTTCTACTTCATTACCAAGAGGCTCTCCTAAATAATATTTCAGAGCATTTTTGCGTTGTTCGGTTAGACTACTCCCATAAAACCCTACTGAGTTTGTAATCTCTTGTGAGATCAAAGAGAGTAATCGTTGTTTTGTTAATTTCATCTATACTAATCCTAAATTTGGGTATTTAATTTCTGTGTTCCAGTTTTTCGTTTCTTGTAAACCTGTGCAGAGATACCGAAAAGCATCTGCACTATGCGAAGTCCAGTTATGATCTGGTCTATTTTTCGTTACACCTCTATCATCTACTGCCCATCGGTACTGTCTAAGAGCATCTAAGCCCTCTTTTGTCTTATCAAAGTCAAAATAACATCTACCAAGTGTCATACGAACAGCATTAATGCCATCTTCTACACTCATCTTGGGTACGATGCTTGTCACCAACCCTAAAGATTGTGCTATTTCTACTCTTGATTTGCCTGTACCAATTTCTCGTACATTAGCATCATGAGGTAAGTAGTGTGTATTATAGACATAGCCTCTATCATCTAATATGTTGGCATAATATTCTAGTGACTCACCACTATCTTCAAAGTAATCTATTAAATGTATGGCTGTTCCTTTTTGTTGACAGAACCATATAGCGGTTTTATCTTTTATACCTAGATCCCAAAAGGTATCAACTTTGATTGTAGGATCATAAGGTACTTTTGTTATTCTATCTTCGTCATCAGCTTTATTTAAGCCTAAGGCGTAGATACTGCCGATAGCATTACTTTCAAAAGAACATTCATACTCTGCCTCATATATTTCAGGAGGCATCATTTTTTTTGCTTCTGCTAATTCTTCTTCTTTAACGACTTTGGTTTCACTAGCTTTAAATAATCTTGTTAGCCACTTCTCATCATGTACGCCATGTTGGTATAAATCAAAGAACGCATTGTGTCCTTGTGGAGTACCAATCGCTATCATAAAACCTTCTCTATCGGATAAAGCAGGTCTAATTACTTCTGTCCACATCTTCGGTGGCATTTGGGCCACCTCATCAAGAACTACCCCATCTATATATAAACCCTTTAGGGTTTGAGGTCGCTCACAGCCTAGTAGTTGTATTCTACCCCCATTAGGTAGCTCTGCTCTAAGTTCTGTTTCATGAAAATCCATGTTCGGAAGTACGCTTGTGTAGTGTTTTAGATAATCCCAGGCTATTCTTTTTGCCATACTGTAAGTAGGGGCAATATAATAATAACGAGGTCTAGGAAGAGTACATTGGAGGCATTTCTTAATTAGTTCGTTTATGGTTAAGACAGTTTTGCCAAATCTCCGATGACATACCAAGACATTAAATCGTTTTAAATTTTCGTGGACTTCTTGTTGTAGTTTTCTAGGTTTGTAAGGGATTACTATTTTGTTCATTAAACATCTTTCTTCTCCCCTTTAATAAAATCTTTCATTCTCGCCACCTCTGTATTCTTAACAAGGTTATTGCCCACCTTATTAGGATAGACAGTTCTTTCATTAAGATTTTTAACCAGATCTGAGAAGTCTAATACTTTTACTTTTACTTTTTTCTTTTTCATAAAACCTTTAAGAAGTAGTCCCCCAGTTGTAATGGGTAGTATTTCAATAAAAATACAACGAAAGGGGGTTATTAAAATATTATTATTATTAAAATTTAAAGAAAATATATAATAAATTAGAAAACCTAGTCTATTATTCTATATATTCTCTATGTTTTTTAATAAGTGTTGTTATTATGTTTAATTATTTATTTATTTAGATCTAAAATAATAAAAAAAGATTGCTTTAAAGGAATGTTAAAAGAAATTTTCTCTTTTTTATAATTCTAAATATAAATATTAATTCCAATATCTAATGATCTGATATAAATCCTTGATAAAGTCAAGTATAGCAATAAAAACTGACTTAATGAGCTTATAACTAGCTATAACTAGATCTATTAGTTTATTCTTTATTATTGTTATCATGTTATCCTTCTATATGTGCTTATGAGTTAGTTTAAGCATTGTTTCATAGTTAATTTGTTAAATTTAATGGTTTATTGGCCAGGATTGGTTTAGGCATAAAAAAAGGCCTATTAAGGCCCTTTTCTTTTAATTATGTGTTTATTTAGTTAAATAATTTCTAAACCCTCAGTTTTTTCATTCCAATTTGCAGGAATAAATGATTGTTCAAAATATAAATCTAATACTACTTTTCTGAAATTAAATTTATGCTTTTTGCAATATTTATATATTGATCTAAAGCCATTTGTATAAGTTTTATTAGTGCAATCATCAAAATAGTTATTTGTTTGCATATCTTCAAACATTCCTGGATAATTAACTAAAAATGTTTTTATTGCGTCAGTTGTTTTAATTCTCATTATAAAGCCTCAACCCAGTTATTCATATCTTGGCTTAGTTCTTCTATTGTCTTTTCTTTTTCAATTATTTGTTTTGGTACTTCATTCATTTTTTTAGAATTAGTAATTTTAGTAAAAATATTTCTTTTTTCGTTAACTGTTAAAAAATCCAAAATATACCACTCCTCTAATATTGGCCAAATATTCCATTTTGAAATAGTTTCTTGATCTAGTTCTTTCATTTTAACCAATTTAAAAAAATCATCATGAATAACATTTAAAGAATCTTTAGTTACTTTAAATTTATTTTTGTCATAAGTTTTTATCATAATATTACTCGCTTTCATTATTAATTATAAATAATGAATATCATGACAATATATATAGTCAATCCCTAAATTACATTTTTTTCTATTTATTTCTATTTTATTCTTGATTTGTCAATTTTTCTATATTATAACAAATCTTGAAAGCGAGGTACTTTATGAAATTACATCATACAAAGTATAAAGAGAATTATAAAAATTACATTTTAGGTACTATTGAAACTGGCCTAAATGATGAACCATTAACAACAGATCAAGAAAAGATTAAATATATATTTGATCGTTTTAGTTCTGAATATGGCTACATGATTGCAACAGTTGGCAAGTCTAAAGCTATGAGTGAATGGTTGCAAGGCTTGGCCCTGGATATTGAATACTATTACGATGATATAGTAAAACTAGCTATTAAACTAGGTTCAATAGATCCTAACCCTAACAAGAAATTAATTGAAAAAGTAGAAAATAATTATTGGGATTTTATGGCCAATATTATTTTAGGCTTTGAACCTAAAGAGGCTTAATATGTCAAATAGAATAAAAGAAAAAGATTTAGAATATTTAGTTGATCAAATTAATACAGATACTAACAACCCTTTAGAACCTTACACTAAAGATAAAGAAGGCAAGTTTAAAAGCAATCCAGGAAATTATCATTTAGGCTTTGCATATGGTGGCGTTAAGTTACTTCAAATGGTTAATGAAGGTGGAGGCGTTAGAGATCATTTACATACAGGCTACACTACAAAAAGAAAATTGTATGTTGCATTAAATTCTTTTTTGTCAGGAATTAACCATGAATAGAAATATATTAGCTCTTATCATGTTGTTTAATATTGTTTGTTTGTTTGTGCCTTATTGGGTTAGTTTATGAATACTTATATATTAAGGCATATACCCAGTAAGCCACAAATGAGCAAGTTTGATAATTCATATGGCATATTTAAAGTATTTAAGGCCAAGAGTTACGAACAAGCACAATTAAGAGCCATTAAACATTGCAATAAAATACAATCTAAATTTATTAGATTATGGCAAGATAATGATTGGTAGTTTTAAGTCTATTAAGCGAGTAGATCTTATTAAATCTAATAAGGTCTATTCGTATTTTGTCTTTACTCTTTTAAATGGTTCTAAAAGAGTATTAACCCCTCAACAGTTTGAGGAAATGAAAGCGAGTAAACAATGAAACAAATAAAAGTATTAATATTGGTTATCAATTCCTTGATGTTGGCCTGGTTATTAACTGACTATAATATATTTCAACATACATTTATAAGTAATATTTTTTTAATTGCTTTGGGTATGTGTTGGATTAAATGTTTTGATTTAATAATAAAAAATGAAAGCGAGTAAATAATGTTTAAAAAAAATAGTTTAAATAAATTTTATAATCTTAGTAATATTATAAGTCATATATCAAAAGAATTTAATAATTTAGATGATTATAATATTAATAGATTATTTTATTATGATTCTAATTACAGAGAATTATTAAATAATAACCTACATTTAAAGCGTAAACCATTAGTAAAAATTTTAGTTAATTATTTAAAAGAAAGCGAGTAAATAATGGGTAAACAAAAAATATTTAGATTAAATGAAATTGTAGGTTCTTTAATGATTAGCCAATTTAAAGGTAATCAAGAAGAATATAGAAAAGTAATTAACACCATATTTAAAGAATTTTTTAAATTAAGTTTAAAAGATTTCAAAAAATATTATTAATGTAAGGAATATTTAAAATGATAGATCAATTATGTTTAGTGGCTACTAGTGGAGATATGTCTAGTAGAGGTATGGGAACTAAGAACACAATTTATTTGTTTCCTAGTGAATACAAAAAACAAGTAGATAATTTTTTAAAAGCACAATTAAATTTTCATTTACATACTTATAATGAAAATTGGTTAAAAGGTAATTATAAAAAAACTTCAAGAATACCTTATAAAAGATATTCTGAATCATATTTTGTTTTAAAAGACTTAAATATTTTTACTTGTAAATATGATTTTAGAACATCTTGGGATTTGTCTTTATTTGATGAAGGCGAATTGCAACAATATGAACCCTATAGAGTTGAAGATAATTTTAATATTTTAAAAAATAAAGAAAAAAGAAAAGATTTTAAAATTAAAAAGTTATCAAATGAAACTGTTTGTAATTGGTTCGGTGATCGTGGTTATGATATTAATGATGCCAAATTAACTTATAAAACTATTTATGATCCTTATGAACGAAACGATTGGATTTTTATAAATGTTGCTAACAGTAGCAATTATTATACACAAGATAGTTTTGATAAAAATGAAGTTGAATTATTTTATTTGAATACCAACAATCCAGAACCTTATCATGCTTGGAAGAAAAAAAGTTTTAAGTGGGATAAAAAAAACTTAGTTAATTTAATTCCTAAAGAAGATAATGATAAATGGTACGAAAAATTTAATAAGTTAAATGATTAATTACTTTTCCCATTCTACTTTAAATTCATTCCCATTCTTATCAGATATGCTAACAGCCATTTGTTTTTCTGAGCCATAAATTTGAGGGTTTAATTTAGCACTTCTAAAATGAACATTTTTTTGTATCAGTTCAATTAATTTTACTTCTGTCATTGTTAGCTTTTTATCTCTAGCGTTTTTATGGGCCTCTTTTAATATGTTATCTAAATCATCAACAGTAAATAAAACTGAATCAGATCTTGCTTTGAGATATTGTTGATAGTAGGTTTTATCTTCTAACCATT